TCATGTGAAGGAAGTGGTACAACTAGACCAGAATATGATTACAGTCAATTAGGAGAAACTTGGTCAACACCAAGAATATTTAGAATACCAGACGAAGATACAGATTCTGTTACCGAAGACACTTATGTTGCGGTAATGGGGGGTGGTATGGGAAATACATTCGTTTGTTCAGGTTCAGCTTTATTTATTATTGATTTGGAAGATATAGAAAATCCAGGAGCTCTTTATGGAGCTATAACTAATGAGGGGCCTCTTAAAATTATTGATATGGATACTGATATAAGAAATTCATTACCTTCATCTCCAGAGATGTGTGCAAAAAGAGTAACATCAGAAGAAGAATCAGCAGATGAGAAGGAAATTATGTCACCTACGTTGAAAGCATAGTTAGATTTATCGGCATCATCAACATCGATGGTAGTATCACCAATAGCACCAGCACCGTCAATTAAGTTTTGCGTTCCCATATGCTGTTCAAAAGCAGTAGCACTAGGACAAATAGTAACACCAACAGAATTGCCATGCGTACCAGCAGTACGAGCAGCCCATTCGCCGTGAGAACCTTGACCAGTATTAAATGAACCTTCATAATGTTCATCATCCCTGATAAGGATACCACTATTGGCACCAGCATTAAGTATACCTGATTCGGCACGAACAACCTTTAACTGATCGGAGTATTGTAAAAAACTAGATGCAGTAAACCACCACTCAAAGTTATCACTTTGTGGTTCACCGAAAATTTGTACCAATTCCTGTTCACTACCAAGAGTTGTTATTGAACTAACTGGACCTTTTTCAGCGGGCATTACAATCGCACCGACTGTAGTAGCAACTGAAGGGACTACGTTAGTAAGATCAATCTCTCGTACATGAACACCAGGAGAAGATAGAAAAGACATATTTTTACTCCTTTGTTTTATTGTTCACTGATATTTATAAAAAACTGATTTGCAAAAACTCTTTTTTATATGTGTTAAAACTTATAAATAAAGGCATGGGAAATGCTCATTATGAAAAGTATAAAGAGACTATTAAAAAAGTAGCACGTAGAAATTATCGAAAAAGAATTGTTTTATTAAATGAATTTCTGGCAGATAAATCCTGTCGGCACTGTGGAGAAAGTGAAACTGTATGTTTAAAGTTTTACCCCCACGATTCAGAGATACGTAAAATGACGAAACGAGTCGGGACTAGTGATAAATCTAGACAAGAGATTTTTAATCTTATGAACAAATCTCATATTCTCTGCTCCAATTGTTGGATTAAATCAGATAATGATCTGATTGAGTTTATTTAATACCACTCTTCTTTATAATGATGGAAGAAATCTCTCCAATTATATTTATGAATATTATCTTTTGTTAGTATAGTGCCATCATCTAATATACCCCAAACTCTGTATTGGTAATTCTCAATATGTTCTCCCTCTCTAGAAAAATTCTTACCCTTGATTCTATTAGATAGTATCTGTCCTCTAATAAGTCCGTTTTGTTTACCCTTCTTGTATGCAAACTCTTTATCCTTGGTAAACTTGTAAATATGATCTCTTAGGGGCATTTTACATTTTAAATAAATTTCATCTGGTGGATCTATATTATCAGGGATGTATGGCCATATCAAACCTTCGCCTGGACCTTTGAGATGTTCATTGACTACCCACTTCTCAATCGTAGGTTGACAATACATAGGCATATAGTTATCCATGTCCATTTTATCACCCTCCCATTCTAAAAGAAATCTGAAAGATAATGCCGCCCATCTATATTCTCTTATGAGCTCCCAAATTAACCATACTTTTTCTTCGGTTGATAATTCTTTATTGAATTGTTGGTAGTAAAATCTACTCTTACCAAACCCTATAGCACCAAAAATAATATCTGCCTCTCCACATGCAGAATATACATGTTTATCTGGTGATGCTTCTCTGAATACGTGGGAATCTTCGTTAATAGTATGATCTAAATGTTTAACAACTTTATCATAATACTCTGGATATTCCGTACTATGTCCTATAATAACGTGTAATTGTTTAGGACATACCTCATTTAATGCAATGAGAGCTGCTGTGGAATCTATTCCACCAGACCAAAAGAAGTCAATAGTTCTTCCTTTGGATGCAAGTCTTTCAGCAGATGCTATAAGACAATCAGTAACATCTAGATTTTCTACTTCTGGGTAATACTTGTGTTCCTGCCAAGGAAGATGTGCAGTAGAGGTATTAAAGGTATATTGTTCTTTAGTTTTTCGATTAAGAACTTGACCAAAATCATAACCAGTTTTAAAAAGGGCAATCCTTTCCCTTCTCCAATCTTGCCATAAATGTCTTACTTCTGGGTGATCTTTGAGAAAAAATGACTTCTCTTGAAATTTATCGTATGCTTCAGTTCCAGACCAAGAGTGTTTTAAATATTTTGAAGGAACACCAAAATGAGAATAACTTTTCTTTCTCATATATCGTATAAAAGAACGACTCCAAAAAACAACAGATTTACCAGTCGTTCTCATAAGTTCTCACAATCGGCGCCCATTTGGTGCCATACTCATCAACCATTTGTCCAATGTTTTCATCCTCTAAACCAGTAACAACAAATCCAAATGGTGCCATATCCTGTTCCATTGCTTCCTGATTTTCTTTTATCATCTGCATTCTAACATCCATATCAGTCAATTCCTTAAAGTATGTCTGATCAGTTGCCCATGCAAACAAAAAACAACAGGATACAAGATCGTCATTGCAACCCTCATCTGCTTCCCATGATGCCCCTTTAACTATAAAAGTAGACAATTCATTAACTAAATCGTAGTCCTCTACAATAAGTTTATCATCTTCTACCAATTGTTTGAGGTTAGAACAACCCACTTTCTTTACTGCCTTGGTAGTTCTAACACCTAATTGTGCTTTACCACCTGAGAAACCACCCCCCATAACTTGACCAGATCGACCTCGCATCGATGCCATGACCAAATTATCATACTCCAAATCAAATTGCATTGCAGTTGCCACACCTTCTCCTACATCATTTATTTCTATAAGAACGTATGCTTGATTATATATCCTTGCCAAATCATATATCTTTTGAGGAAACACATGAGGTTTTATTTCATTATCTCTAAACTTTGCGGCAATAGTATACGGCATTTGTGTTATATCAAATACTATGAATGCAGAATAATCATTAGATGTACCTCTTGATACATCAGCAGAAAGGAAGTATGTGTGTTCTTCTTTTGGTCTTACATAAATATTCAATCCTGCACTAGATTGTATTGGGTCTTTATATGCCAGGAGTTTTAATTTTCTGGCAGAGATAAGAGTGTCAATAGAACCAAGAAACTCACAACCAAACTCTGTGTTAAACTGTTGTTCACTTGTATTCTTTATAGTTTCTTCTTTCCACTTTTCATCACGTCCAGGCACTTCTGACCAATGAACTTCAATTGGTATATAAGAATTCCTTTTATTTTCTGCATCAGTCCACATCTTGTAAAACATATTCATACCATGAGGGGTTGATACTATCATGACTTTGGAAGTTTGTCCTGACGATATCGTAGGATATACGGAACTGAAAAACTGTTCTGCTACATTAGCAGGAACGTAAGCAAACTCATCAAGGAAAATAATATTATAAGAACCGCCACGAACCGCACTGGCAGAAGTAGAAGATGCAAGAATTTTAGAACCATTCTCAAGTTCTAAACTCCCTTTGTTCCATGACATTACTCCCTGTTGTAACCATTTTGGTAAATGTTCATATGCAAGTTGTAGTCTTCCTAACAAATCTCTTGCAACTGCGGCCTTATTAGCAAGTATAGCGACATTAACTGTAGGATTAAACAAAACGTAGTGCAGAAGGTACGCCAAGATAGTAGTAGACTTCCCAGATTGTCTTGGTAGTTTACATATAGTAAACCGATTATTGTGGAATGTACCTACCATCTCCTTCTGAAAATCATATAACTTAAAAGGAACAAGACCCTCATCTATATTAATAATCTTAATATATTCTTGTATAAAATATACTGGGTCTTTCATACATTTTGAATATTCCTCGACCTCTTTCTTTGTCCAATTCTGTTGAACATTTGCTTTTTTGAGATTAGGATTTCCCAGATAAACTGATTCAGACATTTACATTATACCCCAAAACTTTCACCGCAACCACAACTACTCGTAGATGTTGGATTTTTTACAGTTAGAAATGAACCTCCAAGTTCTGTTATATAATCTATAGTACTACCTAAGACATATACCTCAGCTAAACTATCTAGTACCAACACATCATCTATCGGTTCTGACCATTTGACATCAGGCCAATTCTTCTTGAAATCCCAAACATATTGAAATCCTGAGCAGCCACCGCCCTTTACACCTAAAGTTACATAGTCTCCATTGGAAACTGATTTTAAGTATTTCCTTGCCACTTCAGTGAGAGTAACTGGCTGTTTCATTCCTTTCCCTTCATCAATTTCTGCAACTCTGCTGTAGAACCTACGAACAATGCATTAGTTACATTCTTCGGAGCAGAGTTAGGTACGTCCTGTAACCTTCTCATTTTCTCTTGCAAGTCTCCAAGTTTTTCAGTAACCTCTGCAACATTTTTGATGAGTTGCCCGGCAACTTCATAGGCTCTTGGATGTTCTCCTTCTTTGGCGAGCTCGAGTATGCCGTCAATAGCGATGGAACCCCGTTCAACCAAGTTGTAGAAATTTTCTCTTTGGTATTCATAATCTTTCTCTATATCCTGTTCCTTATCTGCGACAACAAGTTCTGTCACTGGAGAGAGACTAGTCTCTATAACCTCTTGTTGTAAGGGGTCTTGTATAACACCCAAGGCACTATCTATAGTTTTAGTATCCATTACTCCACTCCATTACGAAGAACTTCTGTAACTTCATTCATACTTGTTGAATGTGGATTATATAGTTCACCAAACTCTTCTCTTAATTTAGTACTCTTTTTGGTTCCACAGAATTTTTTACATATCCTTAGTGCCTTATCTGGTTTTTCTATCAAACCTTCATAAAACTCTGTCCACTCCTTAGAAGTAAGTATATCATCAATCATATCTACATTACTTAGTTTTAAGTGGTCTTGAAAGAATATTTTTTCAACCCCCACATACTCTACTGGTTCTTGTTTATCTACAGTCTGATAGGGGTCTAACCAACAACAAGGAATTAAATACCCTCTAGCAGAATACCCATAACCTTTACCTGATAAACATTTAGGTTCTAATTTTCTTTTCACTGGCATAATGAACTCCTCTGCAACCACTGTTCTTCATTCCAAAGTTTCTTATCCCCTACATCTTTTTCTCTATTATCAACTTCAGTAGGAGTAAATGGTTTGTTACTGACAAAATTTTCTCTCTTTTTTGGTCTAAGACTGTCTTCATCTCCACCTCTCCATCTAGAAGAGTATAATTTTATAAATCTAATTCCAGCATTCGTTGCATGTTTCTGAACCTCATCTATATGATCTTCATTATAACTAAAAACTAT